GAATTGCGTCTTTTGTATGCCTATCGTCTTTTGTATGCCTATCGTCTTTTGTATGCCTATCGTCTTTTGTATGCCTATCGTCTTTAACACTGCGAATCGTCTGTTCTTCAAATACAAACGCCATATTATTTTTTATTACTTCTGGATAAAACATATATTCTTTCAGATTGTTATATATGTTTTCATAGAGTTGTTTTTTGTTTTCGTTGCTACTTGCGTTTGTGTAAGACATTGTTATAATAAAATATGTAGTTGTATTTAAGCCTATTTTACAAAGAATGTGCCTATTTTACAAAGTATGTGCGTTCAATTCAAAATCTTGTTAAATAGTTCTTTTCTTATCCTTGTCCTTTCATTTTCGGTAATAGAGAGATGTAGTTGTTGTTCATTAACATATTTCACATATTTTTTCAATTGATTAATAATTTCTTCTGATTGTTCTGTCAAATTAACAAATGTTCCATTACTATTTTCATTCAAACATGCTTTATTTGAAGAGGATGAGAGAATTCGCAAGATTTCAATTTGATGAAACTTTGACATCTTTTCAATATTTTCTTTCAATTGCTGTAATTCAATGGAATTATTTCCTGCCGTATTTCCATAAAATGTTACATTTGTATTCAAATTATCGTTTTCAGCTTCTTCGGTTGAATCACTACTTAAAAAAATAGAAGAGTTCAAATACTTGTTTTTAATATTGAACGCACTTGATATAGTATTTGAATTTGTATTCGTATTTACATTTGTGCTTTCATTTTCGTTATTATATAAATGAAATCCTAATGACATTTTATTTACAAATACATACATAATTATTTTTAAATGGTTATTGATGATTTTTATGTTACTATGTTTATTTATTTATGTTACGGTGTTTATGTTACGGTGTTTATGTTACAAACTCTTTCACAATGCCGGCTCAATAAGTTCAGCAATAACAGACACATATTTATCATTCAATTCAAAACGCTGTCCGATGACACTCACATTTATTCTATCATTCACTTTTATAGAAGAGAAATAAGACGAATTATGATGGTCTCTTGCTAAAAACACGATAACTGGTGTAGGTTCGTTCTCTTCATTTGAATATATTTCAGCGCGAATACCTGCCTTTGTTATATTTTTGGCAAAACATTCTATTTCCATTCCTTCAACCGGACAACACACTTCGCATTCAATGACTACATCAAATAATACATTTGCGCCAAATAATTCTCCACTTGAATAATTTTGTATATTTACAGAATTAGGGCGAACATATCCTTCAACCACACATTTACCTTCTAATTGTTGAGTAACGATTTTTTTGATTGTGCTAAGAATATTTGCGCCAACATTTGTAATATTTAAACTAATTTTTCGTGTAATTAACATCTTACTATAAATAGTCTTATTTGATTTATTGTCACTCTTCATTTTACTTGCTCGCGACATTGCTTATGTAGTATATAATATATAGTATAATAATAAACTTTTATATTATATTTCATTCAATTTTCAAGACAACGTATTCCATTCCATTATCCATCCAAGTTTTCAATATTACTCAAAGTAGAACGAACTGGGTTTAAAAACCATACTTTTCCATTCACATGGAGTTCATTAAAAATATACATTACAAACTCTTCAATGATACAAACAAACTTTTTATTTTCAAATATCTCTTTATCTTTTTCCCTTCTCTCTTTGAAAAAAGCATCAAGCTCATCCATTTGATTAAAAATAGAATCAAACAATGTTGTCATTGTTTCGTCGGATGGTTTCTGGTCGCATCTTGACCCCTTACTGCGCTTATCTGTCATTTTCTTAGTCTTAAATACCAAATAATTTTCACCCTTGAAATAAGTAATAAAACCAACGGTTTCATTTAATTTCTTATTTTTTACATCTCTCTGTGTAATTACGTTCTTAGATATATGCTCGCGTAACATATTGTATTCGCTTAATTTCGGTGTAACCGTCCATTTACTATTATTATACATAACCAGAACAATACCAATATCATTCAATTCTTCCATCATGTTCTTATCAGGATTAGATTTATTCGCTTTGAATTGCTGAACTTTATTCTTTATCAATAGTATTCCTTTCTTGTTATCCTTCACTAAAACTTGTTTTTCAATTACATCTTTCATGCGAGAGAGAAAATCTTCTATTTCTGGATTTTTGCTATATTTCTCTCTATTTTCATCATATAAATAGTTCAATAGTTCCATTACTTCATCAAAATGTAAATCAAACAGAATATGTGTAATGATATAATTGTATAATACACTGCTTCCAATATTCATTTTTTTTAGTATATCTGGATGATTCATATATTTTATGACATTATAGCAATTGTAATACCAATTTGTCTCCAACTCTTTATTTTTCTTACCATGTTTATTGAGAACTTTTAATTCATCACCAACACCAATTGTCGCCATATCATAACTTTTAATCATTTTTTTTATAATGCCATCTATGTCCTTTTTATAATGCGCGACTTCTTCTTCTTTTTTATTTTCTTCTGAAATTTTTACTTTTTGTATCTTTGCCGGCGCATTATCTGTGGTGGCTGCTGCTTCTGCTTCTGCTTTCGCACGCACATGCGCACGCATACGCGCAGTTGGCGGCTTATATTCGGATTCGCTTATTTTATTTGGCAATGTAATATTCAATACTTCTCTCTTATAATCCAAAGGCACAGACCTATCATAGAGAGAAATGTGTTTATCATTCAATTCAATCGGCTGAAATAAATACATATCATCTATATTTACAATATGCCCTTCTCTGTAATACTTGTCTTTAAATACCTCATATTTATCTTCTACAATCTTATTTAAAGCCGCATTAATTTGAACTAATTTATATGGTTTATTCGCGTTAATATATGCGATTAATTCGCCTTTTCTATAAAAAAATCGCTCTTTAAAAAGGTCGCGAATACGCTGAACTATTTTATCCGTATTTGTCATAATGAATACTTTATTATATGTATCTAATGACACTGGCTTGCTGCGGTCAATGTCTGGATGGCACGAATACATACATTTATCCATATAGTCGCATGCTGATGTATAAGGTCTGTCACCGACTTGATAATTTTCAATTACTTTTCCGCTGGATAATACTTGTTTTACTGATTTTTTCATATTTTCAACTGTAAATCCGATTTGTCCTGCGTTTAATATACAATCAACCGCCGTTTCTTTAAGAACTCTGCTAACTTGTCCGACTTGTATTGCTTTTCTCTCTGCTAAACGATAAATATAAATATCTGCCGCTTCTTTTTGTATTTGTTCGCCGGAGAGAATAGAGCCATACAAATAAATCTCCACATTGCGCTTCTCAAATGGAAGGTCTTTATGACTACATGTTCGTTGAGCTCTTCCAATAATTTGTTCTATGCGGTTAAGATTATACCATGCGTCTAAAATATGAACTTGACGAATGTATTTAAAATCAATACCTTCTGTTCCGGCTTGCGTAATTAATACAACTTTTATTTCATCGCCATCTTTATTTTTTATATCTGTAAGCAATTTTATATCTGCTCCGTTATCTGGAGAGAGAGATTTATCACCAGTAATAGAAACATATCTCAATTTGCGCTTTGGTGCGTTTTTTTTATGTTCTTCTTCACCCTTTCCAGCCTCGCCGGATTCAAATAATGAACCGCGCGACCCGGCTCTTGTAAATCCTAATTCTTCTAATGCGAGAGAAAGCGGAACAATACCTCCATCAATGAATTGGGAATATACTAAAACAATGCCGGTTGAATTCATTATTTTATCGCAAATCGTTTTTATTTTTGCGCTGTATTTTCCAATCATAGATGGTGCGAACATTCGTGGTTTATTATTTTTGTATTTGTAATTTGTTTTCAATAATTTGTTATAGTCCATTATACGCGACATGCCTTCGTTTCCAACCAGAACTTTTGTATCAATTACATAGTCTTTGTTTTCTATATTAAAATCCTCATATGGATAAACAATATTCAAACATTCAATTGGGCGTTGTAAATCAGTATATCTAACCGCATCTATATCATCATCTTCTGCCATTATTTTCTCGTCTTTATCTTTGTCTTTGATTTTTGCTTTTTCCTTCGTTTTTCCAATTTCTCTCTTTTTTTTATTTTCAGGTTTGGATTTTGTTTGTTCTATATCAACCGCAATATCATCCGCATCTATATCTTCATCATCGGCCGCGCCCATTTCATTCGCATCTGAGCCCATTTCATTCGCACCCTCAATATCATCTTCATCTTCTTCTACTTGTGTTTGTGCATCTACTTGCGTTTGTGCATCTACTTGTGTTTGCGCTTTTAATTTTCTCTCTTTTTCTTTTTTTTCATTTTGTTGTTTCAAATATGTATTTACAATATAGTCGTATGCTTTTTGTTGATATTCTCCAATTTTTACAAGATAAATAGGTAACATTTTTAATCTATCTGATACAGGTATTTTCTCATCATTCATTTGAATAGTCGGTGCTGGCATTTGTCTTTCATTATTGCTATTGCTTACGCTTACATCTTCATCCCTACGCATGGAAACATCTCCATATAAAAACGAATGTGACTTGTCAAACTCAGAACTCCACATACGATAAGGAAATGTGTATGGATTCTCTCCACGAACAAATGATATGTATCCAGTCGCTTTGCGAATAAGTAATTCTTTACCGATTTCATTTCCATTTTTGTCGGTTTTAAATGAACCATCGCTATTAAACACATCTTTAATTTGTATGGATGGACGCTTATCATTTTTATTCATCAAATTCAATATCCATATGATTTCTTTATAATTGTTAAACATTGGTGTGGCAGATAAAAGAAGAAGTCGTAAATTGTCGGTGTTTTCAACGACTTTTGTAATCGCATTCGCAACTAATTTATTTTTCTCATCTGAATTGCGAATATTATGAACTTCATCAATAATAATCAGACTATTATTAAAAGTCTTTTTCAGCTTCATTCTAATCATATTGCGCTTTCTGGATTCATCCATGTTGCCTGTGACTGTCATCAGTTTATTTATATAATTTGCGAATTGGATATATCCGAGAAATAAATAAGACGAGTTTATAATACGATTGATTTGACTTTTAACTCTTTCTTTTGTTAATCCTTTCATATTCATCGGATTAATTTCTTTTAAAAGATTATTTCCAGTGCATGCGCGTATATTCCAAATACCATCCACAAGTTTTAGTTTTCTATCATCAAACATTTGAACTCGGAAGTTTTCTTGAACGTTTGGGGAAGCTACAATAATAATTCGTTGAGAGATATTCATTTGTTTTAAATATTCTCTCATTTCTTCTGCGACATTAATCGCCGAACATGTTTTTCCACTTCCAAGACCATGATAGAGCAATAAGCTATTGTATGGTGTTTGAAATGAAAGAAAATTGCGAACAAACGCTTGATGTGGAGACATTTCAAAATCAGCATTACACATCATATCGGCATATTTTTCAATATTATCAAAAATGGTTCCATCGTATTGAGTGTCATTAAACTCTTTTTTATTTGCGATTTTTAAATTGAAGTTTGGGTCATTTAAATTTGGATATAAATAGTCATATTCATTTTTCTTTTTTTCGTCGTTATCAATGAAAAATCTTACATTCTTTTTTTCTTTTTCTACATTGTAATTGTGTAATTCTTTGTTTTTTTGTTTTTCATTTTCAATATTGTGAATTCTCTCATATTCTTCTTCTAAATTGAAAAAGTTTTCATCATCAGCGACTATTGTATCTGCGACTTTTGATTCTGCGACTTTTGATTCTGCGACTTTTGATTCTGTAACTTTTGATTCTGTAACTTTTGATTCTGTAACTTCTTTCTTTTTATCCGTATCATTATCACTTTCTATGCCGTTATCACTTTCTATGCCGTTATCACTTTCTATATCGGTTTCGTCATCTGTTTCGGTTTCTTCGTCATCTGTTTCTATATCTGTTTCGGTTTCTTCGTCATCTGTTTCTATATCTGTTTCGGTTTCAACGCCGTTATCACTTTCTTCGTCATCTTCTAATCCTCCTCCCAATTTATATACTTGATTTTTATCGTATAATAAAGGTTTTCTATCTTTTTCATATGATTCCAATTGTGCTTTCATTTGTTTAATCGTATTATTTATTTCGGTTATTTTTTGTTTTTTAAAGCTCTTCTTATCATTTTTATATCCAGCTAACCATCCATATTTATCTGGATAATCCGCAAACTTAAAATAAGTTGTAAAATAATCATTGTTATAAAATATTCTTAAAATATCAATAAACTCATTTTTGTCGTAAAGTTTTTTTATTTTTAACATTATATCATCCGATATTCTTTTTGTTAAACCAAAATCAATTACAAGGACATTTCCAATTTGCGTATTCACTAAAAAGTTGGTAAGATTAAAATCATTTTGTGAATATCCAGTTTTCAATGCTAAT